CCTGAGCAAACATCTTCTCGACCTTCCGAGTGAAAGCCATGTCTTTTCCGTAACGCGGATCACCGACCATTGCGTATAAGTCATCCTTCGATACGCCTTGATCTTCTGTCATACCGCTTGTCGGAATAGCCATTTCGCCTGAAGCCTGCCTGATTTTGTTCAAAGCAGACACAAAAGCGGCACTGGTGGACGCTTGCGCGACCGCGTTGAGTTCAGCTTCGTTCAGGATCGACCGACCGAGCTTACCAAGCCACTGGTTATTGGCTTTGATGATCTCGTCGGCCTTATTGCCCAGCTTCTTGAGTTCAACCTCACGATTGACTTGCATTTGCTCCATAGCGCCGGAGAAGTTGTCGAGGTAAGACTTGGCAATCTTCTCGAAAGCATCCTGAGACAGGCCAAGTTCTTTCGCAGTTGCGAGATAATTGACCAGAACCGGGTCATCATCTGGCACATTTGCTGCCTTGAACGCCTCAAGATTGTATTTACCGTCCTTCGGAGCCTTGTGCTGGCCCTGAGAGAACTTGGTTCTAAGTTCTGAGTAGGATTTTGCGAGTGCTTCTACGTCTGGGCCGTCCTCTTCAGACCAGAAATTCTCTGGCCAATAGTCTGGACGTTCCAGTTTTTCGTCTTCTTCTGGTGCTTGAGCCGCTTTTTCCTCGTCGGTAAGTTCCCGATGTGGGATTTCCGGCTCCGCTTTTACTTCAGTTACCGTTGATTCAGGAGTCAACAGGCTCTGGTTGTCGGTTTGGGCTTCGCCCTCTCCGGCCTGAGTTGTCTGTTCTTCTGTCATTAAGTCCTCGCTCGTTTGATCCGCTCTTTGATAAGCCGAACGACGCTATTCTGACCCTCCCGATGGAACCCGTGAGACGCTTCATCCCCCGGGAACCAAGTAGGTTGTTCTAAATACTTACTTTCGAGATCAGCCAATACCTTAGCGCCAGCTTCGGAAGTGAACACCAGAGCGTAAAGGGTGTCCAAATCCCTCTGTTTATTTGGTTCTGTCATGTATTTCTCACTGTAGAGCGCGCATTACCGCTTCTTGGTTTCCGGCTTGAGGCGGTCCGGCTGGCTGCTGTTGCTGTGCTGCCATTGCCTGCATCTGCCCATATTGTTGGGCAATCTCTTCGCGTTCATCCTTTGTGGTCATGATCCGACCGGGAACACCTAAACGTTCAGCCACATAGTCGATGATCTCATCCTTCTTGATGGTCATCATGGCTTCCGGTCCCATTCCGGCCACGATCTGAACAAACTGCATCACATCGTTCAGTTCTTCCATATTCTGTGCCTGAGCCAGCGGAGAGATCGGAACGATACGGACTTCCTCGCCATTGATCTTTAACGGCAAGTCGATGTCACCGCGCTGATCAAGAATGAACAGGATGCGGCTGACAATCGGGATCATGGCCTCTGTGATCAGGCGACCGAACGCTGCGCCGAGGTTCTGGGCCAATTCGTTGCGGCGCTGCACCACTTCAGTAGCCGACCGAGCAGACATATTGTCCGGCGGTAGCGTGTCGTCGAGAAGCATCTTCTTAATGTTCATACGCAGATCGTTGATAATGATCTGGCCGACATTGAAATCCGCTGACTTCGGTAGTGGTGTAAGGCTTGGGCCTTGCGGTCCACCGTTACGGGCTACAGGGATAATAGCACCCGGCTGAATCTTGACGTTCTGCGGGTTGATTACGCCATCATCAGCCGCTGTATATACACCGGAAACGGCCAAACTGCCGTTCTTCAAGATAAGTTCGAGCGTCTTATTGATCGTTTTGACATCCGGCATAGCCGTAATCAGTGGGCCACGGCCATAGACTTCACCGGAGACTTTCATGTAACGCGTCACAATCCACGGTGACATCTTCATTTCACGATAGACCAGCATCGACTTGGTCTTCTCATGAATAACGTAATAACAATAATAGCCGTTATCTTTATTGAAAACGGTTGCCTCAAGCAGATCGACATCATCTGTCGGCTTGCGGTCGATTTGTTGCTGCAATGCAACAGGGATATTGGCATCCGTCCATTGAAGAGAGATCGCATCGCCCTTCATCCGCATCTTGCGATAGACGTTATCGACCGTGCCATGCGGCCCCTCTTCAAGCGAAACAAGATATTGCGGAACTGCTGTGAAGCGGATCGGTGCTTTCTCGTCGCCCGGTTGAATAAGCATGACGGCTGTGCCGACCGCCAGATCAAGCAAGAACTCTGACATCGACAAGTCAAAGTTCGTTTGACGCAGCACATTGAACATACGCTCATTGTAGAAATCCAGAACGCGCTGAATCTCTGGGCGGCGGCCTTCTGGGATCGCATTGCCAGCCTGAAGGCGACACCAAGCCCGATAGGGAGGAAACAGGCTTGATTGGATACGGTTTGCAAACCGCTGAGTAGAATGGATTGCAGTCGAGTCAAAGACCTTCTGCATCTTCTTCTGACCGGGAACGCCACCTTCATAGTTCCCGTCATAAAGGTTTCTCTGCGGGAGCGCGTATTCGTAGCACTCCTGATAGATCGTGCGCCATTCGTCTTTCTTGGATGCGGCCAAGGAAGCGCGTTTGATTACGTTTTCAACACTCATCTTGGCCATGATACCCTCACTTCTTCTTGGATTTGCCAGCTTTTGACAAAGCAATAGCGACAGCCTGTTTCATTGGCTTGCCGCTTTTCATTTCTGTCTTGATATTCTGCGAGATTACCTTCTGTGACGAACCAGATTTAAGAGGCATCTTTCTTCTCCTTCATCATGGAAGCGCGCATATTGTCGATCAGGTTTGGATATGGCCGACCAGCCTTCTTTGCCATGCGTTTTGCGTGTTCTTTCTGCTCAGCCGTGAGCTTCTTGCTCTTGCCGAGAGACTTCGGACGCTCTTTATCCCAGACCTTTTTCATGATCAGCTCTTCATGTTCTTGATACGCGCACTCAAAGCAGCGGCCTTCTTCTTCGCATCAGCGGTTGAGGTGGCTCCCCAAGCCCTTAATGCAAGAAGTTTCCGAGTCGGGCGACCTTTCTCATCACGGTCTGGACCTTTAACACCAGCCATTCTAGCCAAGAAACTAGCTTTGCGACCAAGTGCCTCGCGTGATTTAGGAGCGCCTTTGACAGGAGCCTTGAGATTAGACCCTTCAGTGCGCTTAAAAAAAGCTCGACCAGCGGCATTGAGTCCACCTTTCGGGTTCTGATACTTCTTGGCGACCATTAGAGACCGCTCAGTTTAACCGGAAGACCAGTCTCTGGTGCGATGCGCTCAGGAGAAAGCAACTGGCGATAGCCACCGCGTGTCCGAGCGCGAATCGACGCTGCCATTGCTCGGCCCTGTTCGCCCTCTTGAGCGGTCAAGCGCTCTTCCTGACGCTGCTGAATTTCCATCTGACGTTGCTGGGCTGCCGAAGAGCCACCATCGCCACGATCAAAACCGAGAGCTTGTGCTATGAATCCCATGATTCAACCTCTTGAAGATATGAGCATCACATCCGTCTGGTGCGTAGCTTTCGAGAAAAGCCTCATGCTTGAACCCGATCAACTCTGCCCAGCGCAGGGCACTAGGATTATCATCTCTGACGGTTATCTGCAAACGCCGGATAAACGGAAGGTTGGCAATATGTGTTATCATACGCCTACTTCCCATAGTAAACGTCAAGGAATTGGCCTCTGCGAAGCGAAAATCTTTAAAGACTGTCACTTCCCAATGGCCTGACCAGAGATTGAACAGCAAGTAGGATGCGACTGGCTGGCCATCTACTAGGATAGAAAAGGCATAGAATCTTTCGGCATAGGCTGTGACCATCTCATCAAAGTTGTCGTATGCCTTGATCGTCCTCTGGTCGAGTTCGGATAGCTGCATCGCGTGGATATGTTCCACATCAAACGGCGCAATCATCCACGTTACTGGAAATTGAGCCGCGTCAATAATGTCACGATCTGGCATCATGCGAATATGTCAAAGTCTGTGTTGGCCTGTGCGGTCGAGAACAGTTTGCCACCGATGTGATGGCCACGGGTCAAAGTCCTAAACTCGCCACCGCCAAGCATAAGATAGCCAAAAGCGTCCCCGATATGAGAATGTTCATTCTTGTTAGGCGCATCACGGAATCTATCCGTGCCTCCACCGACGCCCACTCTCTTAAAATGGTATCCCCCGGCGAGACTTTTTCTGAGCCTTTGGCATCCTGAGTCGATGATAAGTCCGGGTTTTCCATCTATGAGCCTCTGCATGGGTAGTGCGCCAGCTTCACGGCGAACCATAAAGTCGTTTGATGCGGTCGGCTGGGCATTTAGACCGAGGGTTTTCAGGTAATCGAAGGCTGTAACTTCGAAAATACCGTCACGCGCCACACCCGCTGGATCGCCCCAGATGAAGAGCTGGGCCCTCGGGAAGTGGGTCATGACATCGTGCATCATGATCTGGCCGAATCTTTCGAGGCCCATCGAAAACGAGACGATTTCGTGAAGGATATGCCAGCGTCCATTACGCATCTTCTGGCCGAAGACAGCCGCAGGAGTCAGTCCAAAGTCTAATCCTATTTGTAGCGGGACTGCTGGATCATAATCGAGCTTATCAACCACCATAATGGTGTCTGAATATTCCGGCCAGACCTGTTTTCCTTCTTGGACATAGACATATTGCCCACCGACATAGCATTTGATCCAGTCTAGGTTCTTCCCGCCGAGCTGCTGTTCATAGTAACCCATTGGGAGATTGTTTGTGTTCTCGGCTTTATCGTTAATGATCCAGTGCCTACCAGCGGCGGGTAGTGCGCCTTCGTGATCGGATGGAACTTCGACCATTCCGGCTGGTTGCTTGAAGAATTTCCACTCATATTTGCCGCGAATCGGTTCTTTTTCAGCTAGGCGATACCACCAATGGTCGGTATCCATCGGGTTCGTATCGGCCCAGATACCACGCCAAGTCGGGCCACCATGCAATTTGGTCGGGAAACGGCCAACGCGGTGTGTTAGGCCCTGAATAACAGCCAGCGGAAGTTCTCTGGCCTCATTCACCCAAGCGCCAGTGAGTTCAAGAGACAAGAGTTTACGGACATCTTTTGGCTGATCTAGGGCTAGAAAGATCACTTCGCAGTCAACGCCGGGTATTCCGTCACGACCGGGCAGCTTCAGGTGGTGGGTAATAGGTGGTGACCAGCGCATTGGCCCCCAGACATCCTCTGGAAACAGGTTTTGCC